TATCCGTCAGGGGCTTTCGTTGATCTGCCTAAGGCAGAGGCGGAGAGCCTCATCGGCTTTGGCTTGGCTGAGGCTGTTGCAGATGTCGACGCAGAGGCTCCAACGCGGCTCGTAGAGCGTGCCGCAGTCAAGAACAGCACCAAGACAGCCACACTGCCTACACAGGCTGTTAGCGTGGCAGAGATCGTGGAGCCTGAGGCGTGAGCCTAGGTGCTGCAACGCTCACGATCACGACCAGCCCAACGCTGATTGCGACTGGCTTGAATGGCGCATCGTGGGTCTACCTACACGCACCAACCGGCGGCAATACAATCTTTGTCGGACCAAGCAATGTGACCACGGCGACAGGACTCGAACTGCCAAAGGGCGAACTTCACGAGTTCTGGCTTGCCGAGACTGACAAGCTCTACGGTATCGTCGCAGCGCACACCCAGGCATTGATGACTATGCAGACAGGAGGCCGCTAAATGTCGTACGCAACACTTGCGCAGTTCAAGGCTGCGGTTGGCATTACCGACTCGACCGATGACACCGCGCTCCAGAATGTGCTGGACGCAACCGACACGCTGATCGATCTCTACTGCGACCGAAAGACAGGGTTCGGCACCGCGACCGAGACGCGCTACTACACCGCTGAAGCCTATGACTATGTGCTGACCGATGATCTTGTAAGCGTCACGACGCTGACCACCGACGATCTTGAGAACGGCACCTACTCAACGACTTGGACTGCCAACACAGACTTCCAGCTCACGCCAAAGAACTACGCGCTGGATGGCTTGCCGTACACCGGCATCAGCCGCAGCAACGCCTTCACCAAGAACTTCCCTAAGAACATCTTCCTTGGAGTCAAGGTGGTCGGCGTGTTCGGCTTCCCTAGCGTGCCAGCGTCGGTCGTGCAGGCAGAGATCATCCAGGCAAATGCTGTCTGGGCATCCAGGGTATCTCCATATGCCGTGGTGGGCTCCGCAGACCTCGGTGGAATCCTGCGAATGAGCCGATCGCTGCACCCAGAGGCTGCGCTCATCCTTGAGCCGTACCGCAAGCGCGGTGGCTTGGCGGTATGACCGACCTGACGATCCTAGACGCGATCGCTACGCGGCTTGAGGCGGTCACTCCGCCTACTGGCTACACGCTCCGCAACGCTTGGGCAACGCCGCCAGAGTCTCTGCCGGTCGTACCAGCAATCGTCCTGTTCCCTGGCGATGATTCGATCAGCATTGGGAACGGCAACCGCACGACGGTCCTGACGGTAGCGGTCCGCCTGTACCTACTTCCAATCCCACGGATGGAGGACAAATACCGCGACCTCTACACTTGGCGAGCTTGGCTCCGCACCGCGTTCGATGGAGCCGTGACGATTAGTGGAAACGCCGCGCAAGTGGCAGTGACGAGCACTACACTCGGCACAGATACCTATGCCGATCAGGAATACCTGACGGTTGAAGCAAGTGCGGAAGTCACGGTGTTTGATACCGTGGCGTTCACCGCGTAGAGCAAGGAGAACTTAGATGGCAACCTTCGGCGCAAAGGCTCTGACGCGAATCGCTACTGCGTCGCAGGCCGCTTTCGGAACCGCAGCTGCAATCGGCACCGCAACCGGAGAGATCCTCTTCAACGAGACAATCGGCTCGCTCGACCTGGGCGTGACGGTTGATCTTGGGGAGACCGTATCCGTTGGTAAGCGCACCGCCATTCAGGCGAGCCAGCCAACCATCACCGGCAAGGCTCCAGTTCTGACCATCGCTGAGGGTCCTGCTTCGATGCGAACCCTGCCATTGATGTTTGATGCGATCGGTGCAACGACCACAGGCGCAGGGCCATACACCTGGACTTGGTCGCCAACACAGGGCGATGTCGACACGCTCGTCTTCTACTCCTTCCTTGTTGAGGATGGCGTGCAGAAGTATCTCGTGCGCGACGCTGCTCCGACGGAGATCACTCTGTCAACGGATGCCAACGGTCTGCTTCAGGCTGGTGCAACCTTCGCTGCCACCACGGCTGCGACTTCAGCGCTTGCCTTCCCTACAGCGATTCCTGCGAACCCATTCTTGGCTGGGCGCTTGATGAAGCTCAGCACCGACACCAACTTCCCTGACAAGACCGGTACAGGCGCGACTGCCTACGCTTCGATCTACAACTTCAACCTGTCGATTATGACTGGCGTTGGAATGGTCACGGCGCTTGATGGCAGCCTTACGGCCGCTACCGCCGCGCTCACCGGTGTGCTTGATGCAACGCTGACCTTCACGGTTGCGAGCAACGCAGCTGCTGGCACGACCTTCCCTATCACCGACATCGCCACCCAGAAGTACCTGCGCCTGTTCGGCACCACCACCGATAACTACGGCGTGTGGATTCTCGGCTCGTGGGAGATCGAGAACATCGTCGTTCTCTCGGCGGAGAACGAAGGCGTGGTCGTAAACGAAGTGACCTGCCGACTGGCATACGATGTGACCTCAGGCAAGTCGCTTGAGATCGTTGTGGATTCGCCACTGGCGACAGCGCCATAAAGAGCAGCGCCTAAGGCGCTAGTAGGAGGATCAATATGGACACAGTAAAGATCGCCCTGGAGGGCAAGTACGCAGGCTGGACGGCTGAGCTGCGAAAGCAAGTCTCGGCGCGCATCCTGCTTGACTTGGATTCTGGAGATGCCCCACGAGCGCTCGGAGCGTTTGCAAAACTGGTAGTCACGCATAACTTCAATGGGCTTGATGGCAAGCCTTGTGAGGATGTGCTCGACGCACCGGTAGACGCACTTTCGCAGACTCTTGAGGCGTGGGGCAAGGCGAACCAGCCAAACCCCAAGTAAGGCTCGCTGCCAGACGGCTGGCGATAGGGCAGTCTCTATCTCCACCGCCAGAGATTATGTTTCACATCCTTGGTGAAAAGTTTGGGATGTGGCCAGAAGAGGTGGCGAGCCTACCGCTTGATCAGGTGCTGCTCGCGTGGATGATTCACGCAGAGATGCAGCCGAAAGGGAAGTAGATGCCAGCCGCTATTGTCGTAGAAGGTCAGTTTGATAAGAACTACGACCAGCTTCGGCTCGGCTTCCTAAAAGGTTCCAACCCAAGCGCCTTTAGGCGGCTGATGACCTTCGCCACACTCAACGCCGCGCGCACCTTGCAAAAGCCGATGCGCGACAAGGCTCCGCGTGGCGAGACCGGCAACCTTCGCAAGAAGGTGCTTGCACGCAAGGCGCGATTCAACAGACCTGCAGCAGTGGTCGGTATCAAGGGTGGGCGCAATGGTGTGTTCTACGGCTATCTTGTGGTCGGCGGTCAAGGTCAACGGCGCACCACGCCGAACGGCACATTCACCGTCAAGGGAGTGAAGCCGCGACCATTCGTTGATCAAGTGGTGAAGCAGCGCGCAAACATCAATCGAGCGGTAGAGTCATACGGTAAGACGGTAGCCGCGTTCTTGAACAGCGAGCCATTCCGCAACACCATCCTAAAGTTTAGAAGGGGTAATCAACGCTGATGGCTGCAAACCAGACCGCTAACTTCGTAGTCAAGGCGAAGGATCAAGCCACAGGGCCGCTCGGCAAGATCGGTACCTCTATGGGCAATCTCAAGAGGACGAGCATCACTGCCTTCAAGGGCATCGCCATTGGCTCTGCCGCAGCAGCCGCAGCCATTGCTGCATTTGCAGTTGATGCTGTAAAAAAGGCGGCAGCCTTTGAGACGGCAATGCTCAATGTCAATAGCATTGCCAAGCTAACGCCAGCAGCATTTGCAGACCTTCAGAAGTCAGTTCTTGAACTAAGCAAGACCCTTCCGCAAAGTGGCGAGACACTTGCACAAGGTTTGTATGACATCGCATCCAGCGGTTTCGCAGGTGCAGAGGGTCTCAAGGTACTTGACGCTGCCGCAAAGGCTGCGTCTGCCGGTCTCGCGCAAACCTCAGAGTCCGCCGCAGGAATCACGGCCGTACTCAACGCCTACTCTTTCAGTGCGGATGAGGCGCAGCGAGTCTCGGACATCCTCTTCAAGACCGTTGATCGAGGTGTTATCACCTTCCCAGAACTTGCAGAAAACATTGGTAAGGTCACGGCTCTATCTGCTCCTCTTGGTGTCAGCCTTGAAGATGTTGCGGCAGGTTTGGCTGTTCTCACCAAAAACGGTATTGGTGCAGAGGATGCAACCACGCAACTCAACGCAATTATGCAAGCTGTACTTTCGCCAACCGGAGAGGCAAGCGAACTTGCCAAGCAACTCGGCATCGACTTTAGCGCGACTGGGCTGAAAACCAAGGGCCTCAACGGTTTTATGGCCGACCTGATCAAAAAAACAGGTGGAAGCACTGAGAAAATTGCTGAACTGCTCGGAGACGCGCGAGCAATCCGAGGCGCATTCGTTCTTGCCAAGAACGGCGGCGCACAGTTCAACGAAGAGCTAGAACTGATGAAGAATTCTGCTGGCGCGACCGACACAGCGCTCTCTTATCAGAAGCAAGGTCTCGCATACCAGCTAGGCATTCTCGGCAACAACTTTGATGCAATGTCGATTGGACTAGGGCAGAAGTTGATTCCAAGCCTAAACAAACTAGTTCAATTTATTATTCAAAATGTTGTTCCTGCTTTTAGCGTGTTTCTTGATAGCGTTGCGCCGATTTTGGTGGACTTTATTGATACGGCTGTAGCGCCATTGCTGGAATCTCTTGGCGAACTGTTTGCGGTATTTGCCACTGGAGGTGACTCAGTCAATCTACTAATGATTGCGCTCACCCCACTAAAGATCTTCCTTGAAGCATTGAAGATCACCATTGACGCGATTGTCTTTGGGATGGAGAAACTCTTCGCCGCGCAAGGAACGCTGGCTGCCGCAGGAACAACCTCCGCTGGTTATTCGCCATACCTTGCCAATGCGGTGACCTCTGGCACATTCACGCTACCACCGACAACCAACAATATCTATATCGGCACAGGCAAGGTAGACACCGTGATTAGCGGTTCACTAACGCGCCTAGGAACAAATCCGAGCCGAGGCCGCTAAGTGGCGAATCCGTTCACGCTGATTGTCGCAGGGGTCACAGGAGCAGGAGCCGGTGGCGACCTGCTCACCCTGCCAGCCCCAGCCTCTACCACCGTTCCCTATGTTGATCTTGGCAGCCTGAACCTGACGCTTTCTGGCGATGGTGGTGGTGGCTCAATGTCCTTTGATGTGATTGAGACGAGGACTCCAAGCGGCACGACACCGTGGTGGCGCTCAGGTGCGGTCTATGACAATGCTCGCGTCCAGTTCTTTGACAGCCGCTACAGCGCCTCCACGCCGCTCTTCCTTGGCTTTATCACCGGCATTGATGCACGCCTGCTAGAGAACGGCATTGGCACACGCGCCACAGTCAGC